AGCCTGCTCATAGCGCCACACCAGGGCGCGCTCGCACAGACGGATCGCTGCATCGCGGATGTACTGCACCACAACGGGGTATGGGCAGCCGGGCGCGCTCGCGCTGACTTTGGCAGAGAGCGTCGAAAACGCGCGGTACGTCATTAGCGATCACCCCTCATAGGAGGCATACGTTCGTTGTCCAGGACAGCCTGCTGCTGAAGGTCAGCGCCGAGGGCTGCTGTGAACGAGTCCAGGAACAGTTTGGCCCGACCAGAATTGACGTGCTCGTCATCAATCGACGATGCAAGAAACACAACCCCGTCCACCACAACACCAAGGTATGTATCCTTTAGATACAGTATGGTCTGATTGATGGTGTACGTGAGCGGCTCCACCACATACTCAACCGTCGCCGTCAGGTTGGCGATTGGGCGCGGGTAGAGGAAGAACTTGGAGGCGTTGCGCGGGTGGCGAATGAAGTTGAACGGGATGCCGGACGGATCAGAGACCCACTGCGGGTATGCCCGCTCGAACACCTCGCGGTTCACTTCATTCACAGAATTGTAGTTGTCGATGTAGAACACCTGCACCAGCCTGTGCCCATCACTAGGCAGGTCCTGGATCACAGTGTTCGCAGCAAGTGGGATGCTCGTGATGTTCGTGAACAGTGTCGGACGCAGCACCGCCATACGCTTCAGCGTCTGGTTCACATACCCCAGGAGGTCTGTGTCGCTATAGCGATACGGTGCTTGCACATCCTGAAGGAGCTTGCGCGCCTCCACGATGATTTCCGCAGGTGTCACGGCAACAGCCCCTTGGATGCGTCAGCATTGAGCGCATCGTTGTTATACGCAGGTTCCTCAGGGATGTCATTAGTAGTGAGGTCCAGCGCCTGTTTGCGCGGACGCCCGCGCTTGGCCGCCACGGCTGCTATCGCAGCAACGGGGATGAAACGCTCGGGGAACGCTTCTTCCTCCGTCACCTCATAGAGGTTCGGGTTCTTGTCGAGGATGGGGTCCCACTCGAAAATCCACCCGTCCTTGCGGCTCTTGAGGTACCTGATCTTGGTCATTTTCTTTTTCCTGAAGGGGTAACCGGCCAAGACTGTCGAGTAGGGCTCGTCTTGCGGGCCGCCATGGTGCGCTTCTCAGAGGCACTCATCTTGGCTGCGGTAGCTGCCGGGCGACAGGCTGGATAGCTCCGCTTCCCCTTCTCAGCCCCGCTGCGACCGCACTCCTTGCCGGTCTTGATATCGACCCAGCGCTCACCGAACCACTTACCGAGACCGCCCTTAGCCACCCTTCTTCACCCTGTTGTCAGGCCCACGCCATCCGCCACCGCGCTTCTTATACTCCTTGGAAGCCCAGGCGTTGGAGTACGCAGACGGATGAACGTCGAACTTGCGCTTGGCTTCGGCTTGGACCCGAGACCATAGCGCAGGGTTGGTCGGCTTTGGGCTGGCCATGTCAGCAGTTCCAGGCCCGCAGACTCTTATTGATCCGGCTGTTCGGATCATTGGCAGTCTTGGCCGATGTGAGTTTCTTCTTCATGCCTTTCATTCTGGCACAGAAACTATCACGGCGAGGACCACCTTCCGGCTGCGGCGGCTTGAGCCCAGGCTTGCCTGGGTTGGCGCGGTTATAGGAAGCGCGACCCTTGGCGTTCAGGCCGCCCTCTGGGTCCTTACCTTCCTTGCGCTGCCATGCAGGGGACTTTGCCATCACGCGACCCTTTCGACCACGACGATTGCGGGAGGGACAGCAGGAATAGCGGGCGTGACACCGGGGTTTGCGACTACGGGGGCGATGTAATGTAGAGTCACACCGGCATTCTCTGGATACCAATACACCTCGATGTAGTCATTGGCAGCTACAGCCTCGAAAATCTCAATCGCAAAAACAAGTGTGCCGCCCTCAGACGACTTTGGCACTGTTATACGAGATGCAGAACTAGCGGTGTTAGTCCCGTTCTTTGCAAACCAAATATCTACTTTATACGCTGTGTTCACAGAGTTGTTGAACTGGAGGCTTGCGTTGAATCTGTACGTGCCCGCTGCGGCCAGAGTGATGCGGCTGTTGCTCGCAACAGTGATACCAGCGCCTGCCACAGCAGCAGTCGCCCACTTGACCGCCGTGCGGTCTGTGGTGCTGCCAGTCTGATCCGTCGTGCCTGCATCATAGAACGACGCATAGGCGCGGTTGGTGATCGTGTTGAATGGCACGGTACCAGAGGTGATGGCCACCTTGGGTAGGACGACAGAGCCTGTGCCCTTGGGCGTCAGGGTTATATCGATGTCCGCATTGGTGCCTTGCGCGAGAATAGTGGCGTTGGAGATCGCCATGCCCGCTGCTACGTTCACCGTATTGAACGTAACTGCATCAAGAGTAGTAAATTCTGCCTCAGGAATCACAACAACACCGGTACCATTCGGCGTCAGGTTGATGTTCCCGTTAGTATCAGTCGATGAAATAGTATTGCCGTCGATCTTGATATTATCGACAGACGCAGAACCGGTGCCAAGAGACAGCGCAGTGGCGACACCAGTGCCGCTATGGACAACCTTCTCGCTGGCGGCAGGCCCGCCATCGATGTGCAGAAGCTGGCTGAAGGTGTCCTTGATCTTGTTGCCGGTAAGGTTGGTCGGCACTGCCTTGCTCCTGCGGTAGGGGATGAATAGGGGCCGTAGCCCCTATCCTTTAGGAGACCGTCGCGCTGAACGGCGTCGCCTCAGAGCCAGTACCGATAACAGTACCGGTGACGCTGAAGAAACCAGACGCGACATCAATGATGTTGATGCGCTCACCGACCTTCACCGAACCAGTAGTGGTACGATTCAGCGTGATGGTGTCGCTGGCAGCCACAGTACCGAACGTCGTCGCAGTACCATCGGCATTGTCCACCACGGTCAGAGACCCGGAGAACACGTCGGTAGCGTTGGCGACCTTGATGACGTGGCTGTTGCTGGTGGCGATGACCTTGGTGACGAACGTGTACACGTTGCCAGTGCCGGTCGCAGCGGGGAGGGTGATGGTTGACCCGGCTGCCGCATCCAGAGCGATGATCTTGCCAGCGTGAGCAGCAGCCGTCACCGTCAGGGCCGAACCGGCAGACACCGGAACGTCAATGCTGGTGACAGTGCCGACCACGAGCTTGTCAACCTTCGCCTCAATGGCGCGAAGGTTGGACTGCGTAACACCCGAATAGACAGACATTCTCTATCTCCTTACAGGAGATGGGGGGCCGAAGCCCCCCACCGCGTTACGCGCTCGGGATCGTGCCCTGATCGGCGCCCATGTTGACCACAGCAAGCTGGACCTTCACACGGGCCGCGTCGATGCTGGCGCTGTTGAGCGTCAGCAGAACGTTGGTGTCAGCCGTGCAGAGGTAAGCCGCCGCGTCAGCGTAGCCGCCAACGGCGCCAACCGTGCCGTTCAGATCGAAGCCATCGACCCAGAAATCGACAGTGCCGCCGCCAATACCAACGTCGATGTTGGCAGCGGCGCCCTCGGCCTTCACGAGAACCGCAGAGCCGTTCAGAACGAACGTCCCCTTGGGCAGCGTGCAGAGCACCAGGGTGTCAGCAGAGCCGAGCGCGGCCACGCCAGCGGCGGTACGCGCCGCCGCGATCTTGGCGAAGTCGAGGTCGATCTCGATCACCGAGAGGCGGGGCGTGTAGTTGGACGGGTACGCCGTCGAGCCCTTGTTGAACCCGAAGGAGTCGGTATATGCGACCATTATCCTGGCTCCTTACGCGAAGGTCACGACGGACTGGGTGAGGGCTTCCGGCTTCACCACCTTGTAGCCATAGACCTGGAGGCCACGGATGATGTCACCGAACGTGGACTCAGAGCGGATCGTCTCCATCTCAGTCATCTGAGACGCAAACGTCAGGCCCATCTTCGTACCGGCGATGAGGTTGTACTTCCCGCCCGTGTCCACCTTCAGGTTGTGGGACACATAGAGCGTGAAGCGGTCGATCATGCCCAGGCGGCCGTTGCGGACCACCGAAGTACCATCGCCGGTCAGCGAAGCGTCCTTCAGTTCCGACTTCTTGATGAGGCCAGCCATGCGGGCCGGGATCACCAGGAAGCGACCGGCTTCCGGGCAGTTCGCTTCATCTAGCACGGTGCCGAGATCGACGATCAGGTCAACCACGGACGTGGTGCCGCCAGCGCCGTCCTTCGTCACCGACAGCGGCGAAGCCGTGGTACCGAGGTTGAAGGCAGCCGACTGAGCACCAGCGGTGGCGCCCTTGTTCGCGGCAGCGATGTCCGGCAGCAT